GCCATCCATCAAGATTGTCCAAGTTGATCGAGTTGCTCAAGGAACATGATAGGGCTATTGTGTTCTACAACTTCGATTATGAGCTGGAGATGATCAGAGAGCTGGCCAATGTACGAGATCTCGAGTATGCCGAATGGAATGGACACAAGCATGAAGAGATTCCCAAGACAGATCGGTGGGTGTATGTAGTTCAGTATATTGCTGGGGCAGAAGGGTGGAATTGTATCGAAACTAACACTGTAATCTTCTGGTCTTTGACATATTCGTACAAATTGTGGGAGCAAGCGCATGGTCGGATAGACAGATTGGATAGCCCATATCTGGATTTGTACTATTACATTCTAAGGTCAAAAGCGGTCATAGACGCCTCAGTTTGGCGAAGTTTGAAAGCGAAAAAGTCCTTCCAAAGTGGGAGTCTGAAAAGCGTAAGTGGGCATAAGTGGGCATAAACGTCCGCAAACACCGAGGGAAAAGCCCACATAATTTCTTAAATACTTTACCGAGAATAGAGATAGATAGTGTATATACACTAAGTACTATAATCCCTTAGACTCTTTTATTGGATTTTAGGTGGGCATTTGACCATCACAAGGCTGGTGACTTGCGCAAGGCTGGTGCCTAGCCCAAGGAAAGGAGCGAAGTATGAGCGACAGTGTTATATTTGAAGAATTTCCTGGATACAACGTGGGCACTAATGGAGAAGTTTGGAATAATTGGTCTTGGCGGATACTGAGACCGCATATGAATAACAGTGGTGTTGTCTGTGTTAGCTTGTTGGATAGGGATGGTGTTCAGCGTCAGCGATCTTTATCTAAAATGGTAGCTACTGCCTTTCTGCCCAAACCTGAATACATAGCTCAGGATTTTGATACGCCTATCAATTTGGACTACGATCGTTGGAATTGTGATGTGAGTAATTTGATGTGGCGCCCTCGGTGGTTTGCCTATCAGTATCATCAGCAACGTGACTTTGCATCGCGATATTATAACACCACTTTGATACGTGATCTGGAAACCTATGAGGTGTATCAAGGTACAGCTGCGATTTGCATGAAGTTCGGACTACTCGAGCAACATTTGAGAAGGGCCATTATTATGGAGCTCAAGGTCTTTCCTACGATGCAAGAGTTCGAATGGGTGGAGTAGAAAAAATACACTCCATCGCATCGTCTACATGGGTTATAATAGAGGAGGTAGGTTATCGCTATTCTTTTATTCTAAAATTTGGGAAAGGAGAGTCGTGACTGAGGCAGCGTACCAGAGTAAATTGATTAGGAAACTAAAGCGTAAGTTCCCCGGGTGTGTTGTTCTCAAGAATGACTCTTCTTATATTCAGGGTATGCCCGACCTTGCAATTCTATGGCATGATCGGTGGGCTACTTTGGAGGTCAAGGCTTCTGCTTCTGCACCTCGTCAGCCCAATCAGGAGTTCTATGTGCAGCAGATGGACGATATGTCCTTCTCGGCCTTTGTTTATCCTGAGAATGAAAAAGAGGTGATCGTTGCGCTTCAAGAAGCATTCACATCTTGAGGGTCAGCATGCTTTTTTGTCCCCGAGCACATATCACTGGATTAACTATGATGAGCAGAAACTGGAGTTCCGATACAAAACTCTTCAAGCTGCCATTCAGGGTGTGGAGCATCATCGATACGCTGCAATAGCTATTGAAGAACAAGAGTTTCAGGACGATGAGACCACAACTCTTGGTCTGTATATTAATCAGTGTATCCAGTATAAGATGTATCCCGAAGTAGTGTTATATTACTCACCAAATGCTTTTGGTACAGTGGATGCCATCTCGTATCGGTATAGAATATTGCGTATTTCAGATCTTAAGACTGGGACGACTCGAGTATCCGAACATCAGCTGGAGGTGTATGCTGCGTTGTTCTGTCTTGAGTATGGGATTGATCCGTGTAGAACTCGGGCCATCGAGCTTCGAATCTATCAGGATGGTCAATGTAAGGAATATATTGGCGCCCCTGGTTTTATTCAAGGGATTATGGATAAGATCGAGATGTTTGATAAGATACTTAATGAACTGAGAAAGGAGGTACCGTGATGGAGATGACAGAAGAAGCCTATCTTGCCCATTACGGTGTCTTGCGTCGCTCTGGACGTTATCCGTGGGGTTCGGGTGGTAATCAGAACAAGCGGAATAAAGCATTCCTTGACACAATTGCTGATATGCGTAAGGAAGGTATGTCTGCTACTGAGATCGCTCGTATGCTCTCGACCCCCGATCATCCGTTTACTACCACAATGCTTAGGGATCTTACCGCTATAGCTCGGAATGAGCAGAAGCAGACACAGATTAACATGGTCCAGCGCCTTGTGGATAAAGGAATGGGTAATAGTGCTATTGCTCGGAAGATGGGAATCAATGAGTCTTCTGTTCGTGCTCTTCGGGAACCTGGTGCTAAGCATAAGGCCGATGTCCTTGATGCAACGGCAGACATGCTCAAGCGACAGGTAGAAGAGAAGGCGTATCTCGATGTAGGCACGGATGTATATCGTACCCTCCCTATTGGGGATAATCCTGGAGCTCCTATGGGCATATCTTCAACCAAGTTTAACACTGCCGTTGCCAAACTTCGAGAAGAAGGCTACTCTTATCACCAACTCTATTTGCCTCAAGCAGGCACAGGTAATTACACGAATGCTAAGGTACTCGCCAAGCCAGGTGTAACACGTAAAGAGGCGTTCCTAAATAGAGATAAAATTAGACAAATCACGGAACGATCTGAAGATGGTGGTCTTACCTATGATGGTGGATTTCAGACCCCGATTTCCATTTCTTCTAGACGAGTAGGTATTCGTTATGCTGAGGATGGCGGCGGCCAGGCTGACGGTATGATCTATGTTCGTCCAGGCGTAGATGATATTTCGTTGGGTGGGTCTAACTATGCTCAGGTTCGTGTTGCTGTGGGCGATGGTCATTACCTAAAGGGTATGGCCGTGTACAAGGATGATCTTCCTGTAGGTGTAGACCTTATGTTCAATACCAATAAGAAGGACACCGGTAACAAGCTCGACGCATTGAAGAAGCAAGGGGACGATCCCGATATTCCTTTCGGTGCTATGGTTCGTCAGCTCAAAGATGACAATGGTAATGTCAAGTCGTCTATGAACATTGTGAATGAAGAAGGTGATTGGGATACATGGTCAAGAAATCTTCCCACACAGATGCTTTCCAAGCAGAGCCCTACTCTTGCCAAGTCCCAATTGGATCTCACCTATGACCGTCGTAGTAAAGAACTCAATGAGATCTCTGCCTTAACAAATCCTGTAGTACGTAAGAAGTTGTTGGAGTCTTTTGCTGATGATGCGGATTCAGCGTCTGTTCATCTCAAGGCGGCAGCAATGCCAAAGCAGGCTACTAAGGTTCTTATTCCAATCAAGTCTATCAAGGAGCACGAGGTCTACGCTCCATCGTTCGATAATGGCACACGCCTTGCTTTGGTGCGGTTCCCTCATGGTGGTACGTTCGAGATCCCTCAGGTTACTGTCAACAATAGAAACCGTGAAGCTAGGAAAACTCTTAAGTCAGATGCTCTCGATGCAATTGGTCTACATCATAAGGTAGCTGAACGGCTATCGGGTGCAGACTTCGATGGTGATACTGTTCTGGCTATACCTAATAATCGAGGTGACATTAAGTCTACACCTGGTCTGTCGGGATTGAAAGACTTTGATCCACGTGCCTCATACAAGCCGTATGATGGTATGAAGACAGTGGATGGTGGTACGTATAATGCTAAGAAGAGAGAAGTAGAATACTTCGGTAAGAAGCCTAATGGTGCTGGGATGCAGCAGCAGATGGGTGATGTATCGAACTTGATTACTGACATGACCCTTCGTGGTGCAGGTACTGATGAGTTGGCCCGTGCTGTACGCCATTCGATGGTGGTCATCGATGCTGAGAAGCACGGGCTAGACTATAGGAGTTCAGCTAAAGATAATGGGGTTGCTGCTCTAAAGGAGAAGTATCAAGGCAAGACTAATGCCGGTGCATCCACCCTAATCTCTCGTGCTAAATCTCAGGATCGTCCTTATGCACGAAGGCCACGCCCTGCCAAGGATGGTGGTCCTATAGATAAGGCTACTGGTAAGCGTGTGTATGTAGAGACAGGTGAGTCATACGTTAATCGTAAGGGTGCGACTGTACGTAAACGTACCATGTCAAAGAAGTTGATTGAGACAGACGATGCCCACACCCTTGTATCGGATGGTGTAGGTACACGTATGGAGAGAGTCTATGCTGACTACTCTAATAGTGTGAAGGGTCTAGGTAATAGAGCACGCAAAGAGGCAGTCAATACTAAGACTGTTCCTGCATCCCCCTCTGCAAAGAAGGTGTATGCTAAGGAAGTGGATAGCCTCAACTCGAAGTTGAACGTGGCTAGAAAGAACGCCCCCCTCGAAAGACAGGCACAGGTCTTTGCAGATGGGGTTGTTTCTCAGAAGAAGGCTGCTAATCCACACCTCACTAAGAAGGACTTTAAGAAGATTGAATCACAAGCTTTGGCTCAAGCTCGAGCTCGTACTGGTGCAAAGAAGCAGCGTATTGACATAACCCCTGCTGAATGGCAGGCTATCCAGTCACGAGCTATCTCTGCAAACAGGCTAGAGCAGATCTTAAACAATGCAGACATAGACACTGTACGTAAGTATGCTACGCCTAGGAGTAAGGTACTTATGACATCAGCTAAGACTGCTCGTGCGGCAGGTATGTTGGCACGAGGCTTTACACAGGCAGAGGTAGCTGCTGCATTGGGTGTCTCATTGACCACACTGAAGGATAGCCTTTAAGAAAGGAGGTGACTATGGCTGATGATGCAGTAGTTAGTGATACGAATAGTGTTGGTGAGTACATGCTTACTACTGTTGACAATCCTTTCAGTCCATTCACACAATGGAAGGAATGGTTTACTTATGACACCACCTCTGGCTACCATACGTGTGGTCTGCTTGCTCGTATTGTAGTTACTAGTGATGAGTTGTCTTATGGTGATCAAGCTCTTGCTGTGCAAGAAGCAATCGATGAGATTGTTAGAGAGAATGTATCAGGAGTTCATCGTAAGATTCTAAAAGAAAAATAATTTTCAAAAAATAATTTTCAAAAAAAATAAAAAAATAAAAAATAAAAGTAGGGGGGAGGGGGTCGCAAAATTCGCACGCCCCATTTGCATCGCCTGCCTCCCAAAAAATGCCCCGGGGGAGATTCTGGGACAAACAAAAGTGTTTTTTAGTCGCTGTAAAGGCTGGATAACCGAAAGGAAAGTTGTCATGTCCGAGCATGTTGTTCCGGAGTACAACGACACACATCCAGGAAACAAGACGCTCGACCTGAGGATTAATGCTCGCTATATTTCTGAGGAGCAAGCTACGGAGATTCGACAGAAGGTCGACGTTGTGGTCCTGGAAGTTACC